GTTTAAGTATTAAAAAAAACAGAGTTATACACGTCTATATAATTTTGGAATGTCACATACGTTAACTTCCCTCTGTTTTCCATTGTTATTTTTGTTTAAATGTTTCGGTATAATAATACTCTGCCAATTCATCTTCGTTTATTATTCCATCTGTATTCATATAATATTTTGCAGAATTAATAATTACTTGTTTTTCTTTTTCGAGTAGATTTTCTAGTATTAAATTTACTTGTACAATAGTTTTGTTATCCATAGCTAATTGATTAACTTTTTGAATAGCTTCTTGCATCGGTGTTTGTTTCATTATTGTTTCTTTTTAAATTGATTAAACCATTTTTCGCTATCAATTTCTATTTGTAAATGTTTTTTAAAAGCAAATAACAAATAATTAACCTCCTCATCACTATACAAATTCTTGTTTTGTTGTTGTGCTAAATTGTAGCCAAAATTAACTCCATAAATGAAAGTTTTCTTTATACCTTTGTAAAGGCTATCATTAGGATTTCTATATGTTAATACAGGGTATCTTGCTTCTGCTTCTCTATCAGCAACTTCCTCAATCGTTTCTTGTTTTCTCATAACTCTATTTTTAAATTTTCGTATTCTATTTTTTTTATTTTTAGTTTTTGCATAAACTCAATTAAACGCTCGTAGTTGATGTGCCAAAATTATGTATTAAATTCATTTTTTCATCAAATATTCTATGTTGAAAAAAACTAATTCTTTTTAGTTCTGTTAATTCTTTAATAGTCATTTTTGCTAATAAAGTATCGTCACAAATAAAACTAATTTCGTGATATGAATTATCTTGTTTCAATCCATATGTAAAAATATCAGAATCAAAACAACTAAATTTAGCTTTTTTATAATAAGATTTTATTAATCTCATTTCTTTTGAAAACTCATTTAAAACAAATTTTAATCTAATGTCAAATAATGTCAATTCTTTTTCCATTTTTTTTATATTTTTTAATTTTATCAAATTTAATACTTTTTTCAATACTACCAAACTTTTAAGCTAATTTATAATTGTTCTAAATAAGTTTTAATTGTTTTCCATACTTTTTTTCAGAATCTATTTTAGATCCAACTTCTTTACACCATTTTAATTTTGGCTTAGTACTTGGATGTTTAAACCATTGCTCATAAGTAAATGGATATACTAATTTCTTTCTATTTAACGCCATAAAAAAAGTAATTAATTTCTTTCTGCAACTCCTTAATTTTTGGATTTTCTCTATCGTTTACCAAAAGATAATTTAAGTCTTTTATTTTTTGTTCGATTGTGGGTTTAGGTGGTTTAGATTTTGCCATAGATAATTCCTTTATTTTCTTGTAAACATATCGCTCTTTTACCAATTGATATTAATTCATCTATTCTTTGTTTTTGAAGTTCTTTAAGAGTGTCGTTTTTTTCTTTGCACTCAATCCAAATATCTGTTTCGTTTTCTTTTATACAAAGTAAATCAGGATAACCATTTGCTGAAAGTTTTATAATATTTAAAACTAAATACCCTTTCTCTTTATATTCTTTAATTACTTTACTTTGGAATTTGGAAGCCATTATTTTCTTTTTTAAATATTGATAAAGTAAAATTCTTTTTATTCTGTACTGCTTTATAAATTTGTTTTTCTATTCCGTTTTCAGAAAATAACCAATAAACATTATTCTCTTTTCTATCAATAGTTGTTAATCTATCCCTACTTTGCCAATAAGATACTGCTGAATAATCAATATTGAAATAAACTAAGTAATCCGCTTCTTTTAAACTTATTCCCTCACGACCAGAAACTATCTGTAGTGCAATCCATTTATCTGTTGTATTAAAATCGTTTAAATCGTTTGTAATTTTATTACAGAAGTATTGTTTTATTAAATCGTACTCAGCTTGAAATTTATAAAATATAGCTATTTTATTATTATTAAATTTATTTTCTATTTCTTTACATTTTGAGTTATCTAAAATAATAGATTTACCACTTTCTAAAATACAAGTTCCTGAATATAACTGATGTAATTTACTCATTAATTTAACGCCAGTATCTGCAATAATTAAATCATTTTTGCCTTTAAATATATTATCTTTTTTTAATGTTTTTGCAATTAAATAAGTAATATCATTCATTTTAACATTAATAATATTCTCGGTTACTTTAGAATTAAATCCACTTTCTTGTTGAGTAAAAGATATTACATATTTACTTTTTATTTCTTCTAAATATTTTAATCCTTTTTCTGAAAAAGTAGTATAATCTTTTACATTTGCATAACCTACATATTTTAATTTTACATCAATATAACCAGCATTTGCAAACTTATAGAAATTAACATATTCTTTAAAAGGCGAATAATTAGAAATCCAAAACTGATGATACCATTGCGAATAACTTTCAGGAGTTGGAGTTCCACTTAAAAAAATCATAGGTAATTTTGAGAAACGTTCTTTAATTAATTTAGTTACTTTGTTTGGTTTTGGAAACGCTCCGTTTCTATGATGCTCATCGGAAATAATTAAATCAAAGTCGTTATCTTTGATTAGATGCAAACTTTCGTTATTTATAACTACTAACTCATAATTAAAATTAAAGCTGTTGTAATCGTTTAAAATTGATTGTATAGCTTTTTTTTTAGTTAAGAATAGAACTTTTTTAGCATTATAAAGTTCAGCGGTATTTAAAGCGGTTAATGTTTTTCCTGTTCTTACTTCCATCGCTAAATAAACTATCTTTAATTTATGCAATATTCCAACTGCTTTCTGCGATATTTCTATTTGGTAATCTCTTAATTTTATCATATTTATTATTTTAAACCATTTTAAACTAATTTTAAACTAATTTTAAACCAAAAAAACTTGTTAAGTACTATGTTTATTGCATTTTAAACTTTTAAACCTTTAAACCAACAAAAAAATATTTTTATTTATTTTAAACTTTTATTTTTTTTATTTCTAATTTTAAACCAATTTAGTTTAAAATGGTTTAAAACTCAATGTTTATAGTACATAACAACTTTAAACTGGTTTAATTTTGGTTTAAAATAGTTTAAAGTTTTTGAAGTTCTTTAATGTATTTATAAACCATTTGAACAGAAACGCCTAAATTTTCTGAAACTTCTTTTTTATTTAAGTTTGGATTTATTTTATAAAGTTCAATAAATTGCTCTTTAATAGATTTATTTTTATTTGCTCCAATTATAGTTTTAATTTCATTTGTTTCAATAGAATTAACTTTAATCTTCTTGGCCATTGCAATAAAATATTTTGATAATTTTTCTGCTTTAATTATACTTTCTTTTGAAATAATCAAAGCATTACTTTTATTTGTGTCATCAAAGAAACTATCAAAAGCATTAATTAAAAGTGCAAACCTGGGTAAATATGATTTTTGTTTTGGTAACATAGATTTCATATACTCATTTTCTTCATCAGAATTTTGTATTATAGTGTATTCGTTAAAAACTCTTATCCATTCTTTTTTTGCATCTTGGCCAATAATTGCGTTTTTAGGCTTTATATCTCCATCGTCGTCATATTCAACAACTTTATGTTTTATAGTTTCGTAAAAAGAAATAATACTATCGTAATACCATTGTATAGTATCATAATTCATTTCTTTATCATTCCATTTTTCTATTTCTAAATCAGGATAAGATAATAACATTCTATCCATAAATCCATTATCTTTATTGTCATCTGTATAGAAAGCATTTAATATCGATGGTTGTATTCCTCCAAGTACTGAAACTAAAGGTTTATCAACAAATGAACTTTTAGCAGTTTTACGATTTAATGATATAGCTTTACCGCTCCAAGTTGATAGCCAAAATTCTAAATCCGAACCCTCTCGATATTTATTCATATCTTTAAACCAACCAGCTAACTCATCTTTAAAAACTCCAATACTATTTTTATTTTCTTGGTGTAATTCAACTAAAGCCTCAATTGTAATATCATTTGCAATAAATTGCGTTTTAACTGGCTTTTGTATTTCCTCGTGTTCTTTTTTATCCTTAGCCGATAACTTATCGTAATACTCAAATTTTTCAGATTGTTTAATATAATTTTTAATTTCTTTATTATTGGCCGACAAAAGAGGTTTTATAATATTATGTATCGATGGAGTTTTTCCAAGTCCAGCTTTACCAACTACGGCCAACCAAATTGTAGCCGTTTCATTCCACCCTTTTTTAACTTCAATTTGAATAGAATTACCAACTACTACAGATATTAACCACAACATAGAACAACCCATATAATCGATTGAACTATCTAAAGTTTCGTTACATTCTAAAATATAGCTTTGTATTGGTTTTGGAAAAATATCTATAGGAAAAACTAAATCACTTTTATTAATTTTTGGTAATTCTCTTTTTTCTATTTCAATTTGTTTCTTTGCAACTCTCGTACCAAAACCAAGTTTATATATTTCTTTGGCCGATTCCGAAAAGTCGCCATTATGATATTTAAAAGTATAAGCAATAAACGGAGTTATTAATTTTTCGTGTGGATAAATTGTTCCAGTAGAAAAAAGATACATACATCCGTTAGATTTAAAAACGCTTCCAGAAGTTGGATTTTCAGAACCATTACGTTTAATAATATATTTGTCGGCCAACGTTCTAACTATTTTAACATCATCTGAAATAATATCGAAAATAGAAGTTTTTTCATTATAGTCATCCCAAGGCTTTATAATAGATTCATTAAAAGTAGTTTCTTTTACTTTTGGCGCTTCTATTTTAACATCTTCAACATAGTTATAAGTTTTAGATATTGACCAAATAATATCTCGGTCACGTTCCGTAATAGTTTGTATTTCGGAATACGATAATTTACTTATTCTATTCTCGTAAATTACAACCATTCCACCTTGGCCACGGCTTTCAATAACAGCCTCTTTATGTTCTTTTAAACGTGCTATTTTTGTATTACCTTGAATAGTATTACATCTATATAAAATATGGTAACCTTGCCGTTTTGTTTTATAAATAACAAACTTTAAATCAAAGTCATCAACATTATCTTTAAGAAAGGCTAAATACTCATTCCAAAAGTCGTTTTGTTCTTGAAGTGTAGCAAAAACTTTTAAATCAACATCTATAACTTCAAGATTGTTATATCCAGTTATAAGGCCGTATAAAGGCGAGTTTAAATTTTCAATTTCTTCTTTAGTTCTTGCTTCTGTTTGATATTTTTTCCACGCTCCAATAGGACATTTATTTTCATCAACTGGAATAATAGAACAACCATTATCTACCAAGCGTTTTAATATAGATTTATCCATAGTATAAAAAAAGTTAAATCCCATCAATTTGGCAGTATTGTGAGACGTGCCTCCTTGATAGGATTTATATAATATTTTTTGTTAATAATGCGTCTCACTTCATTATTTTTACAAATCTACAAAAAAAATCCGAACTACAAAGCAATTCGGATTAGTTTTTTTAATACAAATCAAACATTTTAATTAAAAGTTTAATGTTGTCATTGTATCAGAAAGGTAAATCTTCTTGTTCTTCTTCTTGAATTGGTGTTGCAGTATGTATTACTTCTTTTTTATCAGAAGCCCAAATAGTTGTAAAACCTTCTCCGATATAAATAGTATCTGCCTTAGCTTCTCTTTCTTCTTTAGTTTGAATTACACAAGCAAAATGAGTTTTCATAATACGCATATTATCTTTTTCATAAATTTGTTTAGGCTCTTTAACCTCAACAAGTTCAAATTTTACCTCTTGTAATTCTACTTGTTCATCATTTTTGTTTTTGTAGCTTCTTTTAGAAACTAAATTACGCAATTTTGTAGCGTCTAATGTTACTTGGATTTTCGACATTTTATAAAATATTTATGTACTCTCGTACGTTTGTTACTTTTTCTTTTAACGCATCTATTATGGTTTGGTCATAATCTATTTCAAAAGTTTTAATACGATATTTTTTATCCATACTATCGTAATTATGTTTTTCTTCATATGTAAGTTCTTCAGGTGTGTTTAAAAGAACATAAGTTAAAACTGCTTTTTTGCAACCAGTTAAATGCATATAAACTTGTAATTGGTAAAAATAGTCTTTATTTGGTATTTCATTTTCAAATAATGGAAATGTAAAACAATCCCAACTACATTTTATATCATAAACAACACTATCTACAATTAAGTCAGGAGTGCCACAAAAAAACTCATCTTCAAAAAACTTTTCATTTTTAATAGCGAAAGGTAAATCTAACCACTCAATCGCTTTATCAATTGCAGTATCTTCTAACTTTAAACCTTTGGTTAAATATTTGCTTTTAATTTCTTTACGAACTCCGTAAATAGATTCTGTTAAATATTCTTTTACATATGTTTTTGTAGTTTCTGAAAGTGTTTCACTTTTTGAACGTGGCGCATTCATTAACTTACCACTTGCTGATGCTCTAATTTTGAAGTTTAATTGCGTTTTCATCTGTCAATGTGTATTTAGTTCTTACTTGTTCAATTGTGAAATTACCACTTTTTAAAGCGTCTTTAACTTTTTGCCAATTTGGGTGATCAGGTGTTAATTCAATTAGTGTCAAATCTAATTCATAACTGATAACGTCTTTTCGGTTTAAATCAGCACCAAACAAATTACCGAAGTGGTCTGTTGCATCTTTTATAGCTATTGTTTTAGCTATTGGAAAAGCCATACTTAAAGCACCATTATTAATATTTCCTAAATCAGCTGGAGAAGTACCTTTTGCAGTTTGCAATTGACTTGCTCCTATTCCATCGTGAAATTCCCACATACCAGTTAAAGGATGTAAATAATGAACTCTTACAACTACATAAACACCATTAAAACTTTGACCCTCTCTTAATACCTCAATTCTATAAGATTTGAATATTGTTTTTAAAAGAAACTCAATTCTTTCAATAGGCAAATATTTATAGTTTTTAATAAATGGATGCGTTTTAATCCACTCTTTTTTAGGTTGCTGGTTCATTAAAGTAATGAAAGCATCGTTTTTTTGAGTAGTTAATTTATCTGAATATAAATCGTTTATTTTTGGTAAATTACTCATATATTTCTCTCTTTAACAATTACTTTAGTATCAAAATTCTGAAAGCATTGATAAGGAGTGAGTCCATTCCAATACATAATAAATCGATACACTTGTTGTTTAGTTCTTTTGTTGTGGAATGTATATCCGCTTACTTCGTTACAGAAGTCTATAAATGATTGTTGCATAGTTATTCAGTTTTAATTTCTTCAACAATAACTTCTACTTCTTTATATTCAGTTAATAATACTTTTGGTTTTTTAACTGAATCTATCCATTGTCTTAAACAATCTTGTGTGTGTTTTTTCATGTTTTCTATTTTTTAAAGTTTATCAAATTTAATCTATTGCTTTGTTTTACGCAATAGGTGGGTATAGTTTAGAATGAATTAAAATAAAGTCAAAGTACTATTTTTTTCTTCAACTATTGATTTATGATTTGCTTCGTTAATTTTAAAATAACTTTCTTTAAGTTCTATTGATATAGATTTTCTATTCATTTTAATAGCTGAAAAACCCTCTGAACCAATACCACCGAAAGGACTTAAAACTGTTTCGCCTTCGTTTGAATATAAATGCAATATCCTTTCAATAGTGTCTAATTGTAACGGACAAATATGCTTTTCATCATTACCATCTCGACCACTTCTATATTGTAAAGTTCTTGAATAATCAATATCATACCATACTGGACTTGCATATTTTTGCCATAAATCAACTGGTAAATAATCTAATTTAGAGCTATCTTTATCCTGATGCGTAATAGGAACTAAATTATCGCCTTCATTTCTAAAAAATAAAACATAATCAGGAATTCCGACTCTTGTCATTACACTATCTTTTTTAATAGTTTTATGCAATAATCCTAATGCTTTTGTTCTTTGCATTTCAGTTACTGGATTTTTCCAAATAGTAACTTTTGAATGATAAATAAAACCCTCATTTTGAAACCAATCTATTAACATTCCGCTAAAGTCACGCAAACCGATATATCCTTCTTTACCTTTTTGAATAGGCAAATCCATACAATGAATAGCACATATACGACCACTTTTAAGCGTTCTTTTTAATTCAGGAATTAGATATTTAAAATGTTGCTCAAATTGTTTATAATCGCTTACATTACCCATATCTTCTTCTTTATCTGAATATACATATAACTCAGCAAAAGGTGGACTAAAAACCACTAAATCAGCGCAGTCTGTTGGTAATTTTGCAGTTTCTTGAACACAATCACCATTTATAATATGATATTGGTCTGTTTTAATTTCTTTATTCATAATTTTTACTTTTGATTTTGCACTTTTATAATTTGTTTCTGCTGAATATTTAGACATTTCAGAAATCATTTCTTTGTGTCTTTGTTGTTTTTCTAAAATAGCACTTCTTACATTTGTTTGACTTTCAGGAATAAGAATATGAACTACTACTTTATTCTTTTGCCCAAATCTATAACAACGTCTTACTGCTTGATAAAAAGCCTCAAATTTGAAATCATAAGACATAAAAACCATTTGATTGCATTGTTGATAATTCATACCAAATGATGCGATAGAAGTCTTTGTAATTAGTGTTTTAAATTCATTTTTAGAAAATCCATTTAAATGTTTTGCTTTATATTCAGGACTATCAGAACCTTGAACATTTACACTATTTGGCAATAATTTTGCAAGAGTATCAGTTTCAGCATTTTTTAAACCCCAAACTATCCATTGATTATCATTTGAATTAACAAGTTCTAATGTTTTTTCAATTCTTAAATCAAAACTTCTATTTAAGTCTTTATGTAAATCAGTAGCACTAACTGCAACATCGCCAAATAACGTTTCTGTTAAGTTTTCAACTGGTATAATATGCTCAATATATTCTATTTCAGGTAAAAAATAACCATTACCATCAAATCCTAAAGTTGAAGGATTATCAATTGCCATTGACCAAGTAGCTACATATTTCCAAAAGTTATCTTTTGCGTGTTTTCTTAAACGCCATTTAGAAGTTTCTCCGCCATCGTGAACAAAAAACATAGCTAATATTTCTAAATAAGACATACCGCCTAAAAACTCAGAATGTTGACCAAGTTCCATATGGTCGTTTGGTGATGGTGTTGCAGTACAACAAAGTTTATAAGGTGTTCTTTTAAATGTTTCAATTATTAAACTTGATATTTTACCATCTTTACCTTTTAAAATAGAACTTTCATCTAATACAACACCACTATAAATAGAAGTATCAATATTTTTTAATTGGTCATAGTTAGTAATATCAAAAACATCAACATCGATATTAAACTTTTTAGCTTCATCTTTTGTTTGTTCAACAATAGCTAATGGAGCAAGTATTAATACTTTCTTTTTAGTTTTTCTACTTACTTGTTTTGACCATTCTAATTGGCAAAATGTTTTACCTAATCCGCAATCAAAAAAGAATGCAAATTTACCTTTTTTCAAAGCTACTTTAATACCATACTTTTGAAAATCTTTTAGCATTGGATTTAATTCCGATTCTTTAAGTTCAAAACCACTCTCTGTAAAAGTTTTACGTTTTGTTTCTAAAAACTTATCGTATTCCATATTTTATAAATTAAAAAGCCTTACTTCTAATCATACGACTGGAACTCGTATTTTCAAAATAAGGCGTTAATGTTTTTTTGTTAGGTAGTTCCAGTACCTTTTTTGATTAAGCAAATATAATAAATTATGTATTAAGAATTATTCTAAATTACTTTAAACAATATTTTTTCAATTAATTTTCGTTTGTAATACTCTTTATTATATTCTTTTTTTCGCTCTTTATTTTTAGCGTACCAAATGCGAGTTTTTTCGGCTTTAGTCATAGTTAATTTTGCTTTCAACTATAATATTTTCATCATTTTTTTCCCACTCTCTAATTATTAATTCAAGAGTATTTTTATTTATACCTAAATTAAAAGCAATTGTTTGAACATATTTCCATTTATGAATAAAATAATATTCTAATATTAATATTTTTGAACGTGAATAATTTAGTCTTTTATCGTATTTCATAACTTCTCATTTGCTAATTTTCTAACCATTTCGCCTAACTTTGAATCATTCGGAGTTGCTAAAATATCTTTTAAAGGGATTTTAATAATAGATTCAATAATCCCATCTCTAACAAACGCCTCTTTAATATTAGGCTCTTTGCATAATTCTTTAACGAATGTTTCTGTTATATTTTCTAATTTAATTTCCATAACTTATAATTGTTTAAAATCGATTACTTCGATGTTGTTAATTTTATCATTTTCAAGTAGTTCAAATAGTTTATTATCACTTACTTTTTTTGCTTCAATACGTCTAAATGCTTCTGACATTTGCTCGTCGTTTGCGATGTTACCACCGAGTGAAGAAAACCACGTTTGAAAGTTCTCGCACTCTTTTTGCCATTCGTTTATTTGTGATTGCATAAGTTTCTCTTTTTATCTATTAATATTTCAATTACTACTTCTTTTAATTTTGCTCCTACTAAACTTATTCGATTAATCGATGGTTTGTTTATGAAAGCTAATATTTCGTTATCAGTTATCATTATTTTCTATTTAAAATTCTTAATGCTTTGTTACTCTGTTTAATATAAAACTCACTTCTACCCGATGCTTGTGCAGTATCTCTAATGAATAAAAGCACTTCAATCGCTTCGGCTATATTCTTTTCGGTTGTGTAAATTGCGCTTTCTAACGGCTTGAAATCGTCGTTATCTTTAGCGAATTGCATACACTCGGTTAGTGTTGTTGGTTCGTTTTCTTCAATTGGGTCCATTTCGTTAGGATTAAGAAAATCTAAATCTGCTCTTGTGCTATCGTATTTCATAATTAATTCAAATAAGATTTTACAACTTGACTAATAGCGTATAAACAATCTGCTTTTTTTTCACTTGGAATAAGTACGTGTAATGTTTCAGTAATTACATTTTCTTTGTACTTTGGTTTTGCTCCTACTTTCTTTTTTTTTGTTTTCATTTTCAATAGTTTTAAATTGTTTGACAAATATAAAACAAATAATTTAATTAAATCAATTAATTTGAATTATTTGTATAATTTATATTAATTCTAAATAAAAAACCACCGATTAAGGTGGTTTAGTAGTTGTGGTGTTGTGGTTTAGTTATCTAATATCGCATACTATTTGTGTTTTTGTATGATAAACATAAATTTGAAATTCTCTTTTATTTTCTTTATTTTTTATAATCCAAAGAACTCCATTTATAATTCCTAATTTTTGGTCCTGTATATAATCATTTTTAAATTCTTCTATACATTCAACTGCGTAATTTAATAAATGAGTACAATTCGGATTATATTTTATTACTAATTTTTTCATACCTCCCCACTTTCTTTTTTTACGTATTTTCTGCTCCAAATTACAAAGAATAAGAAAGCAGTAATACAGATTATTAATAATACCCAATTCCAAAAATTACTTTTTATTGATTCTACTTGTTTAACTTCAACTGACTTTTTAGCTTTTACATTTGTTTTAACCGCTTTTTGTTCAATTTTAGCAACTTTCTCAACTTTGTTAGTAGTTATATTGTTTTTAACTTTTCGGTGCTTTAAAGATACATTTTTGTAAGTTTTACCATTAACTATAATTTCTTTACTTGGATCAACTGGAACTATTGTAATTTCGTCGGTATAGGTACAATCGATAACTTTAATATTCGTATCTATTTTCGTTTCAGTTTTACTTGTATCGAGTATCGCAATTTGCGTTTCTTCTTTGGTATCTGATTTGTTTACTTTTCTCGTACCAGCACAACTAAATAGTAAAATAGTTGATAATAGGATTAGTTTAGTTTTCATAACACTTCTTTTAAAAATTGATTAATTTGTTTTATTTTTTCTTCTTTGGTTAAGTTTTCGTTTATGTGAAAACTATAACTTTTACTTGATTTCTGATAAGGCATAAATACTATATTTACCCTTGTTGTTGTTTTCTTTGGTGGTGGCATTTTTTTTAATTTAAGTTGAATACACAATCTAATTCTATTTGTTGATACCATTGTAAATCACTTACATCAACTATTTTTTCTTTTTTTTTAATCAATGGTTTTAATTTCGACAAAGTAAACCATTTTCTACTAATCCAATATCCTAAACAATTATTATTATTTTTTAAATTTACTAAAGTAGGTAAATTGGTAATATCAAATAAATGCTTTTTTCTAAATGCAAATACTCTATTTTCTAACTCAAAATAATTAGAGTAAATTATTATGTCAAGGTTTTTATTCATTGTTTATATAGGTTTAAATAGGTTAATTACGAGTATAAAGGAGTTAGCCGTCAGTTAAACAACATAACGGTAACTTGACCTTCTCTATAATCGAAACTTCTAATTACACCATCAATTGAAGCGATTTCTTCTTTATCTAAATTATGCCATTTTTCAGGTAAATTATAGCATTCTTTTATTACTGCAATATTTGGACTTGAAGTAACAGCTAACGAACCCGAATGATAATTTCTATCGCTCAAAAATTTTAATGCTTGATAATAAGCATCAAATGGTCTGTCTTCTTTTTTGGTAAAATTTTGCTGTACAAGAATTTTTCTGCCTAAATAATAATATTCTGAATCATTATTTTGACCAGTAACCGAACGGCTAACAGTCGTTTTGTCTAATGGCTTGGCTTGGGTTTTATCTGAAATCATAAGTTTTAAATTTAAAAGTTAGTGTGTTTTTGTGAAGTCTAGTCTTTATTCAAAGCCACTAGACAAAGCGACCGAACGTTAGTAGCTATGTTACATACGATTTTTACAACAAGTACATTCCCAACCGTAAGAGTATTTGCTTTCATATTTTCCTCTGTATTGTGGCGGTATGTATCTAAAACTTTGTGAAGATTTACAGAAGCCACACCAAAGCATATTTATACCTGAAACACAGCTACTAACACTCGTTTGGCTCAATGCCTTATTTTCTTTTATATCGTTGTTCATCACCTTTATTTTTAATTATTAAATTTAGTTTTCATAACTTCGTTTACGTTATCGGCAACAGATGCCAAGCAACGGGGCGATGGTTTCAATGCGTTCGCGCATTGAAACCATCAGGCGCGCACTGGAAACCATCTCCGCGTTAAGCGCAAGATGAAATCCAGCGCCTAGCGCGCGCCTGTTATAAAACATTTTTAGAAACCATATCGTAAAGTTGACTTCTATATTTTTCTATTTCAGAAGCTTTTAAATTTTCTATTTCTAATCCGTTTTTTTTGGTATATTGAAAATCCTCTATAAATAAATCAATTGTTTCTTCTTTAAAATCCTTTACCTCTCCTACCCAAAACTGAATATCTGCTCGTTTAGGCTTATTACTATTTCTTGAATATAATTCTAAATGGAATCCTAATAACCAATTTCCTTTTATTTTTATATACCCAATATCAAATATTGAGGTTCTTGTTGTTTTAGATATAAATTTTTCTGCTCTTTCAAAAATATTACTTATTTCACTTATTTGTTTTTCATTTAATTTCATAATTAAAACGTTTTATAACAGTTGTTTGGCACTATTGCCGTTTAGTTTTTCAGCGGAAAATCCGCTGGTAATATTAAATTTAGTTTTCATAACTTCGTTTACGTTATCGGCAACAGATGCCAAGCAACGGGGCGATGGTTTCAATGCGTTCGCGCATTGAAACCATCAGGCGCGCACTGGAAACCATCTCCGCGTTAAGCGCAAGATGAAATCCAGCGCCTAGCGCGCGCCTGTTATGGTTAATGCTATAAATTGCTTTTAAAAGAACCAATCATTTCTTTTGCAGTATTAAAATAACCTGCTTGTTGCCACTCAATCCCTTCGTCAGAAAGTAAAGTGTCAACATCAGAAACTAATCCTTTTAAAACATCCTCAATTTGAACGATTTTATAATTTTCGTCAACTGGCGTTTCTTCTAATTCTTTCCAACTATTTACTTTTTCTCCATTATTTAACAGCCAAGTATTAAAACTACAAGCTACTACTTTATAATACCGATGAATATTTCCACATTCTTGTTTACAACTTATGTAACACAAATATTCACCATCAAATTCAGGCATTGTTTGCATAGTTAAATTCCATTTTTTCATAATAAAGTTTTGTTTTTTAAGAACCGCACTAACCATAACAGGTGTTTGGCAAAAAAGCGGGTTCGGTTATTAATTTAAAGTTTGTTTTTCTTTGTATGTTTGGGTGCTTAATCGAAGTTTTAGGCTTATTTTTCCGCTTCTTCGCCAAGCACTCGAACGTTAGAAGTAATTTTTAGAAACTACCTTATTTAACTTTTTAGCTTTATTAAATATTTTCTTAAAGTCCTTGCCAGCATCTACACCTGTTCCATATTCAAAATTTGTGAAGTCATCAAAAAACTTCG